AGATAACCCATAGTACTTAAAGTTAGTTGCTTTGTATATAGTGCCCTCATGATGAGCACTATCAGCATAACTTAGTATTGCTTTTACATTAACATCCTTCCTAAAAATTTTAATACATCTAGCAACAAACCAAGATGTAATATTATATTCAGCTCTCTGAGTTTCTGGATGAATACACAAACGCGAAAGTTCCCAGAGACCATCTTGCTGATCTCTGGGTAAACCAAACGCACCTACAGCAATCTCAGGAACAGGTATCTTTGTGAAGATACAAGCCCCTAGACAACCACTAACATGAAGAACTTCATTTTTATATAGACCATAGTTATAGCCACTTTTAAAGTCTTTAGACTCATCTTTTAAATAATGATGAGTATATAGTAGATCCTTTATTTGTGATTTAGTACTTCTCTCAATAATGTACTCGCTTTTCATTAGAAATTTAGTTTAGCGAACTTTTCTTTAAATGGTTTGGTGGTTCCGTCAGAGTGCTCATACTCTTCTTCACCTCCTCCCATAATATCATCTTGAGCTGATTGCTCGCAGTCATAAAGGCGCATCTTGGCGCGGTCAATACCGACAACAAAACGCTTGTGGATGGTGGGATCATTGTATCTGTTCTTAAGTTGTTTTACCATAATTTGACCAAGACCTTCTAGCTCCTCTGTTGAGATTAGTGCCACCATAAGGTCAGCAGTGGCTGGAAGCCCGAAAGACTCGGAAGTATCTGTGATATCCACATCACTGTTTCCATAGCCACTACGGGTCGTCTGGGTGGCGCTAACGATGGGTAGGTTGAACTCTACCGCTAGACCACGCAACTCCTCTGCAATGCTCTTGACGAGGGTGTAGGAGTTAGCATTAGCTCCTGCCTTGATACGGCTGGAAGCACAGATGTTTAGGTAGTCAATGAAGATAATCTCAGGGCGGAAGTTCTTCTTGAGTTGTAGCTCATTTAGAAGTGCCTTGAAGTGACCAGAGTGTGCCTGTGCTGTGGGGTATTCCTTGATAATAAGGGAACCTTGAACCTTTTTGGCTACCTTGGTCACCTTATCCTCAAACATTTTCTTGGATAGGCTTGAAATATCTTGGATATTTACATTGAGTAGGTTGGCGTCAATACGTTCCGCAATCTTCTCCTCAGCCATCTCGGCAGTAATGTATAGAACATTCTTGCCCTGCATTAGAGAAGCAGCAGCCACGTGACACATAAACAGCGACTTACCAACACCAGTACCAGCCAGAGCAATGTTGAGTGACTTGTTAGTTAGACCACCCTTGGTGATCTTATTAAGTAGCTCAATATCAAATGGGATCTTGTCTTCCTTACGAGTGTAGAAGTCAAAACGCTCAGAGGCATCTTCGATGTAGTCGTGACCAACATTACTATCAAAGGAGACCGCCAGAGCGCTTGAGAGGATGCCTGGGATAGCGTCTTCTGTCTTCTGCTTACTATCACCATTAGCAATGCCTACAGACTCCATAAGGGCGTTGTAGATGGCTTGCTTCTTACACCACTTCTCCGTAGTATCTTGCATCCACTCATCAGTACCTGTTACATCATCAAAGGATGTGAGGATGGTACGAATGTTTTGAACTTCAGTTTCAGCTAGATTATTACGTGCCTCTACCTCGATTCCAAGTGCTTCTTTAGATGGGCGAGTGTTGTACTTGACCATGTATTGGGCAATCTCCTCAAAGAGGACTCGCTCTGATGAATCGTGGAAATAGTCAGGTTCAATAAATGGAATGACTTTGCGTGAGTAGCTTTCATTGTATACTAGTGATCGTAAAATAAGGTTTTCAATTCTTTCCATTAAATGTCCTAATTAGTTTCCGTATGAGAATGTTCCTTTAGCAATTACTTCTAGCTTTTCCATAACTTCTGGTGTGAAGTATTGCTCTGGATCTTTGAGAATGGTTTTAGCATAGGTCTTTTTGCCATCACCCATATCATAACGTCCTGCGACGTTTTTCCACATACCACCCTTTTCACCTAGCTCTAGAAGACCAAAGTACTTATCAAGTCCTCGCTCATCATAATACAAACGGACGCCTACGTCCATATTCTCTTTACTTAAACGCGACTTAGCAGTCTTTGCCTTGATAATGTTTCCAACAATCTCTGTTCCATCCTTCTCTTTCTTCTTTGAGAGATGAATGATAGTA